GGTCCGAAGGTGAACGAACCACCGACCTTCGGCGCTGGTCCGAAGGTGAACGAACCACCGACCTTCGGCGCTGGTCCGAAGGTGAACGAACCACCGACCTTCGGCGCTGGTCCGAAGGTGAACGAACCACCGACCTTCGGTGCTGGTCCGAAGGTGAACGACGCGGGATCGATCTTCGGAGCCGGGCCGAAGGTGAACGACGCGTTGCTGATCTTCGGCGCTGGTCCGAAGGTGAATGAACCACCGACCTTCGGCGCTGGTCCGAAGGTGAATGAACCACCGACCTTCGGCGCTGGTCCGAAGGTGAATGAACCACCGACCTTCGGTGCTGGTCCGAAGGTGAACGACGCGGGATCGATCTTCGGAGCCGGGCCGAAGGTGAACGACGCGGGATCGATCTTCGGAGCCGGGCCGAAGGTGAACGACGCGGGATCGATCTTCGGAGCCGGGCCAAAATTAAATGACACGGGCGGTATCAATGGAGCCGGCCCGAAGGTGAACGACGCGGGCGGTATCAATGGAGCCGGCCCGAAGCTGAACGACGCGGGCGGTATCAATGGAGCCGGCCCGAAGTTGAACGATGCGGGCGGTATCAATGGAGCCGGGCCGAAGGTGAATGACACTGGCGGTATGTTGGGTGCGGGCCCGAATGTGAACGACATCGGCCCGAATATGAACGATGCCGGAGTTATTATCGGTGCGGGGCCGAAGGTGAACGAAACCGGAGGCACAGTAGGCGCTGGACCAAAGGTGAAACTCGTCGGCACCAAGGGGGCCGGACCAAAACTTACGCTCAACGGGGTGAAGCTGAACGGGGTTATGGATATCTCGGGGGGGACTATGCTGATTATGCTCGGAATGCTTATGCTCGGGGTCAGATTGACGCACGGAAACACAATCGGCGGAAGTTCCACGACTGTAGGAGGCGGGTTGAGAGTCGGTATGGAAATGGTGGGGAACGGAGGAGGATCCGGCACGATTAGAGTCGGTGTTTCGGGGGGCGGACTATCGGGAACTCTGTCCTTGTCGCGGTCAATCGGGGTCTGCACGACTGTGCAAGAGTCGCTGAACACGGTGACAACAGGGTCGATATCGACCCCCGGACTGTATGTGTGAACTCCGGAAAGGCTGGAGCTCGTAGACTGTCCGTCGCCAAAATCAAGGACGAAACTGTTGAATGTCCCGTTGATGGTCACGTTGTAGCTGATCGTGGTGCCCGAGCAGTTGGGAGGGTTCGGGTTAACCACCTCTGTATCTATATGGACATCCACGCATGGGGCGTCGTCTAGGCAGGGCGTCTCGCTCTCCAGGAGCGAAAGTTCGTTCTCCAAGTCGAATATGTAAGCCTCCGTCGCTATCGTCGCATCGACCAGCTGATTATGGTGTTCTGCTATGACAAATCCCCGGACCCAGGTGCCGGCGGGATTGAACCTCGTCTGTTTACCCCCAACATTTCTGGCGCAACGCTTGAGCTTGAAGACCCTGTCGTTTTCGTCCTTCTCTACGGAGTCGTAATAGAACAACTCGCCGGATATATTCGCGAATCCATTGTCCGCCCATATCTCTGGCATGTCGGCACCGACCGGAACTATCTCTATCTCCTCCTGCCAAGGGGCGTTGTCATAAATTGTCTTGGCCTCGCTGGTGTTGTAAACCAGATACAGGGTCCGATCCGAATCGAGAGATATCGGAAATGCTGGGGATGGTGGATATCCGACGGCCATCAGTACACCCCCATGTTGAATTGAGTGCCGACGGGCCTCTGGCGCAACTTGGAGAAGGTCAGGTCCGTACCGTTGAACTTGACGAAGGCTTTTTCGCTGTAGTCGTAACTTAGGTAGGCAACCCTGTCGCCGTCAGAAGCCGCGAGCAGGGTGTTCGAGCGGTCGTCAAAGCCGGACGCATAGGTGTCCTGAACAGACCTGAAAGTCAGGGTGGCAGATCCTGTTCGTCCAACCTCCCAAGTCATGGTAGTGTCGTTCCACGCGCTGACCTCGCCGGAGTTGTTGAAGAAGAAAATGCCGTTCGACATCGACACCAGTTCCCCTTCAGTCTTGGCCGTACCAGCCATGTCGGGGAGTTTCGTGATCGTATTGAAGGGCGAAGACACGCTGCCTACGGTCTTGTAGAAGCTCGACATCCTGAAGAAATCGTTGACTGCCGAGTTTCTGATGATGTACCCCACCGAATCCTTCCATGCCGACCTGTAGGTTGCGAAGTAACCATTCGTGGGAATGCCCTCCTCGTAGTACGACGGATGCTCCAGCAGCTCTTCGGCGCCATTGCCAAACGAAGATGAGTCCAAAGAGGAAGAGGCCGTAACGGAATGCGACGCGAGGTCATAGTCGGTTCGAGTTGCCGTGGAAGCATTGGTGTTTGGAAGCGACTGGTCTGAGCTGCCGAAGAGGAAGTAAGTCTTCCCCGGGGAGTTGAGAGCAACCCAGTTCCAAGGCCTGCCCGAAATTGGGCTGAATGACTCGTAATGGTCGTCAAAAGCGTTGTACTTGGCCACTCCTATCTGCATGGAGTCCTGCGAGGCTCCGCCCTTGGCCCAGAACATAATTGAGTTCCCTCTGAAGCCCGAACTCAGACTTCCGTAGGGTGCCAATTCGACATTCCGTCCGAACTCGGCCCTCGCCTTCGCGAGGGTTGCCGAGTCAAAAGCCGGGTCTTTGTAGGAGTCCAGAAACCTCTTGTCCCTGTCGATAGATATCGTCTGGTTGCCGAGGAGCTTGAAGGTCTCGCTGTGTAGTCCGAACTCGCAGGCCTTCACTGTGCCGCCCCCGCCGGAGTCCTCCGACTCTGGATCAAACTTGAAGAGCCAGAGGTTCCTCGACTCGACTATGTCGACCGACCCCTCGTACTTGGTTATCCGATACGACCCGAAACTCGTATCCACTCGGAGAACTATGTCGTATACGCCCCCCACCCTGTAGGAGGCCCTCGCGGACGAGGAGTTCGGGTGGGGCAGGTCATCTCCCAAATTCCACGTGTACTCCACGACGGGATCTACGGGGCTTCCGAACATGCTGGAACTGCTCCCCATCTCCAACAACTCGCCTGCGTACGAATATCCATTCCTAGACGGATCCGCACCATGCGGAACCTCGAAGTCCACGAAGCTGTTGGCTACAGACCGTATTTTCGGACGCGTGCCAAGTATCGGGTCGCCGTCGATGTAGGACTGCGTCGATCTGGCGTTGATGGTTATGTTCGCCTCCTCCGGGCACTCCGTCTTCGCCGTTATCATGTCCTGGAAGACCACGTTGCTTTCGCCCCACTCGTTCTCCACGAGAAGGGATATGGTGTAAACACCCGGCTCGTAGTACACCTTGGTCAGATATTGACCCTTGATCTGCACGCCCTGTAGAACGGCTTCGTAGTTGGAATACTCATCCTCGTTGCTCGTTTCGATAATCACGGGATCGCCGTCCCCGAAGTCCCATGTCTGTGTTACTTTCCCGGGGCCAAGACGGAAGCTTTCATTCTTGAAGGTGACGGATAGCGGAACCAGGCCCAGCCGTGTGTCGGCAGAGAACCACGCCTTTGGTTGGAACGCGAGCCTCTCCAAGTATTTTATCCTGCCGGTTATTGTGTCCCTGTCAGTTTCGTACTTGGTTCCCAGGTTTCCCTGGATCGCGACCAGCGAGTCCTTGAGGTTGTTGTGGTGCATCGCGACCACGTTCATGGTGACGTTCGTTATCCTCTTCGGCTTCACCGAGTCCAGGTCGGCGAACTCGGGAAGTATCTCGAGTCCCTCGAAGCTCGTCGATGTCTTGGACGAATAGTGGAAGCTCAGGGCGCGAAGGTCTATGTCGCTGCACTGCTCCGTGAGTGTTATTATGCCCGTAGGCGGGAAGCGCCCCATAACTTCCGCATCGGCCTCCACGATCACGCTTGCGTCGCCGGGGTTGTAGTCATAAAGAAGGCGTACGCGAAGCGCGTCCCGAACCAAAAACAGGTTCAGGTCGCTGTCGTAGTTTTCCGGGAAGAGGCTCGCCACTGGTATGGTCATGACACCCCCAGCGTTTCTTTGAGAAACACCCTACGTATCGTCTCGTCGGCGAAGCCTACCAGCAGCGACGGCTTGTACAAGCCCGAATCCGCATAGGTATGGATGTGTTCGTGCACGTCGGGGTCGGACTCCACGTAGTTCTGGCCGTCGTCGAACACCCAGAACCTCTGTTTGATTTCGCCGTCGGTCTGGTCTACAAATCGATATGTCCGATCGGAAACCAGAGTCGCATAGAAAAAAGGCGTCTGCTCGCTCATGGAGACGCTAACGTAGTTTGACTTGGTTGATATTCCTTGCGCCCCCGAAGCAGTCACCAGGTGCAACTTAACGGTGTAGGTTCCCTCGGTCGCGTAAGAGTACACCGGATTTTGCTCCACGCTCGTCCCGCCGTCCCCGAAATCCCACATGTAGCGGATGATGTCTCCCTCGCAAAGGCTTTGAAACCTTATGGGCGTCCCCGGCTTGCAGGATCTGGGGAATGCCCTGAAGAGTGCCTTGGGGGAAAGATAGCGGAGCTCCATGTCTCGGAGCCGCCTGTTAAGAGTTCCGTCCTCGGGAAACGAACGAAGTCCGACCCGATGCTGCATGTTTATCAGTGCATCCTTGATCGCGTTGTGCGGCTCTGCGGTCACCGCATTCGTGACCCACCCCCCAGAAGGCCATTGGTTCTGCCTCGACCCGGAGAAACCCCGCGTCAGATCCTTGAAGGCCGAATCCGTCTTGGCTCCGTAGTAGATCAGCTCCGCCTCGCCCGCCCGACCCGCAGGAGGCCCGACCCTGACGAGACCCTTTCCGGGGAATCCAGCCGTGCTGTCCACGATGATCTGCCGGGCGTTGTAAGAGAGTCCCGACCTCAAGCGCGTTTCTGCGTTGTTACGAACCTCGTAGAGACTCTCCTTGTCGTCCAGAGCCGATGGGAACAAGGACAGGTCGCCCGTGGCGTATCCATCGTCGTAGCTAGATATTCTCCTCAATTCTCTGCCCCTTTTTGGCCTAGTGCCTCCTGCCTGCCAGCCAGAATGGCCCTCCTCTGTATCTGCTCTATCATGCCGACAAGTTCCTTCCTCGTCGAAGACCCGTCGTCCAGAGCGAGGATCGACCTGATCAGCTCCAAATCAAGGGGCTTCTGGAACATCAGCCTTAGTTGAAGCTCCTGGGCGAAGTTCTGGTCCCAGTAGTGGGAGTTGGCCTCGGGGTCGTCGTGGCCCCTCAAGGGCTCTATGGCCTCCAGCTGGCGGTACGCACCGATAAAGAAGCCCATCTCCTCCTCCGTCTCATTGAGCCTCCTCTTCATCTCGGAAATCGAGTCCATCAAGCCCTTCCTCTTGCGCCCCAGTTTGCGCGCCTGAATCTCCTTGTACTCCCTATGTAGTCTTCCTTTGGCCTTCTTTTTTTCCAAAACCTCCGCCTTTATCTGGAGCATGCGGGCGTCGTCCTCGGCCTCCTCGATCCCCGACGCCATGGCTTTGGCCGAAATGAGCCTGGCCTCGAGCTCCCGCAGACACTTCCACATCTTGGCCTGGGTTGTCACCTCCTTCCCCAGCACGAAATGCTTGAGCTGGTAGAACGTGTGCCTCCCGGAAACCCTAGACTCGGACAGCATGTCAGAAGCCTGATTTATTATCTCGCTTGACAATGTATTGATCCTCCTATAGGATTAGAGAAAACAAGGAGGGATTTTGGCCTTGAATAGACTCAAGAACCAGAGGGTTTACCTCGCTGGGGCCATAGACAGGGTGCCAGACAGGGGCGTCGGATGGAGATCTGAAATAACTCCATTCCTCAAGGACATGGGGGTCGTGGTTTTCAACCCCCTCGACAAACCCACGGAGGTGGGGGCCGAAGACGACGCCACTCACGCCACAAAGGCGAGGCTCAAGTCGGAGGGCCGCTACGATGAACTGGCGGCCATGATGAAGGTCATCAGGACCACGGATCTCAGGCTGGTGGACATCAGCGACTTCCTGGTGGTGAATCTGGACATAAACACCCATCCGTGCGGGACGCTAGAGGAGATATTCTGGGCCAACCGCCAGAAGAAGCCCATACTGGTTCGCGTGGAGCAGGGAAAGAGCCAGGCCCCCGACTGGCTGTTCGGGACGATACCTCATGAAATGATCTTTTCAACATGGGAAGAGATCATGGACTATCTGAAGGTCGTCGACTCCTCCGAGCAGGCTGATCTCAAGTCGAGGTGGTACTTCTTCTCCGTCTAGATTATCTTGACGCCCAGTATCGCCTTGAAGGCCGCACCCTTCTGGAGTGCGCCAACGGCCCAAAAGCTTTTCGATATTGCAATCGGGTTGTCGGAGAAATTACCAACCTCCCGAAACAGACCAGTGTGGATCGCTATCCCGTTCAGGGTGCAGTCCTCGAAATTGGCCATGATCTTCAGAGGCATGCCGTCCAGGTTGTGGCTGACCACAATCGGAAACAGGACGTCCTTGTCGCTCTTTATCCATCTGCTGTACCTGCTTTCGATCCCCCGGGGAATCCGCGCCCCCTCCATCACAAGCACTCTCCACCCATCACCTTCGGATGCCTTCATGCCCCGATTGATCAGTGAAGTGACCGTCGCTCCGCCTTCCACCGTGGAGCACACGCCCCTCATCTCGTCAATGCGGACTTTTCCGACGCCCTTGGCGACCGAACAGACTATTGAGGCCTTGTCTCCGAAGACATATCGTATAGACCGCACGGTATCGCCAAGCCTGGCTATGTTTGGCTCGGGCGATATTATTACAAAGCCGATCGAAGAGGAAAAGTCTGTGTGGGGGGCCATTTTTCCCTCTAGGACGACGAACTAGATATGGGCGTTGTGACGCACTCGCAGATGCCGCAGTCGAAACTCTGCGTGTGTCCTGGGACAGGAAGGAGCCCGCAGTCGCTAATGACCGTCCCTCCGGAAGGATTACAGTCGATGTACATCGAGCAGTCCGGCGACGAGGACGAAGAGGACGAGGAAGAGGACGGCGGGACGAACATTTCGTCAAAGTCGATCCGTATGTTGTCGGACCCCGCCAGAGACCTGTTCAGGACAAATGTTCCGTCCGAACTGCTCTCGGAGGCGATGTAGGTGGGCAGGAACGAACTGCCGGAGCTGTTCGGTACGGGCACCGACGAGCCAGAAAGCCGTACGCCGTTCACGTACACGCGCAAAGTTCCCTCCGCGAACGGAGTCGAAATCGAAGTCGTGGCGTAATACAAGGAACTGGACGAAGAAGAATCGCTTTTAAGGACGGGAGTTAGTCCGTAGTGGTGCCTGTGGGCGACATCGGGCGGGAACGCCGAATGGGCCCTCACGATGTTCGGGGCCTCGAAGTCGAAGAATATGCTCGGGGAGCGCTCGAGCTTCACGGTCCCGCTCAATATCGTGACCGTATTGCCTATGGTAGGGAATTGGTCATCCACGGACAGCACGAGCCTATTTGCCTCTCTCTCTACGAACCCTAGTTTGGCCCTCTCCGAAGCGGTCATCCTGACATACTCGACCCCGTCGGGTCCTTCGCCATCCGTGTGGTGGCCTATGCCGTGCAGGCCGGAGTCGATCGCAGATGTCTTCAGGGAGCCGTCCGCCTTCAATGACATTCCCAATCGGGCATCAATGGATCCCGCAGAGCCGGCGGCACTGCGGATCATAGCGGCGTTTGTGTTGGCCTTTATGTTGACCAAACCGATCCGAGTCAGGATGTCGTCGAGAACCTCTTGTATGCTATTGATCTGCGGCATCTTCCCCCCTTGGCCTCTTCAGCCTGTCCAGGTTATATAGGCCGCGTCCCATAAAAGAGACCCACTCTTCCTCCTCAGATGTGTCGGCGGAACCGTTGACGGTACGGCTCCAATCGTCCAGACCCCGCCAACCCTCGCCGTAGTCCCCCAAAACCTCCTGCCCTGCGGGGACGGGTTTGATGAAGTAGTAGACGCATGTCCTCTTGTCCGCGATCATGATGTGTCTTATCTCGACGTTTTGGTCCTTCTGGTCGTTGGCGTGGTTGACGATCGCGGCATACCCCATCGGTATGATGTGCCCGGTGTAGGAGTCTGCGTAGTCGGCGGCGAACTTGAAGGCGTCGGCGTACGAAGTGCAAGCGTCGGCCGGCGAACCCTTTTCGACCATGACGCCCTTCACAACTATGAAGTCGCCGGCCTCGATGTCCTTCAGCGCGAAAAGGCCACGGCCGGCGTCAGGCTGGGTCGACTGTCCGATTCTAAACCTCTCATCCTCCTCTTTTATGGTGATCATTTTGATATGAACCCCCTCTCAAGGGCTTCATTGACCTGCCTCATGGAGGGCCTAAATCCCAGCACTTCGGAAAGAGAATTCAGGAAATGGCCCATGATGTCGTTGTGTATGGCTCGCATGAATTGAGGCGTTCCACTGTGCCTGTTCGCCTCGTCTATGGCATCGTCGTCAAGAGCCCAGTCAAATGGCTCCCCGTCTATGAATATCTTGCCCGCTCTCGCCCTGAACTCAACTTCCCTCGGCATTATTCGCTCCTAGATGAAACTGATACGCCAGTTGAAGGTTAGTTGCATGAGGGATGTCTTGGATATTCCTGGGAATGTTGCCATGCTGTAAAGGCTGGGGCTGGATCCTTCGGGGGGGACGCTCCCGTGGAGTTGCAGGGCCATCTCGTTTATGTCGAACCCGTTGCCTTCGTCGTAAGACACAACGGAGGTGAAGGTGACCTGAGACCCGTTGTTTGGATCGATGTTTGCGACGACCGGCTTGCTAACGCGCGTCGTGCCGTAGAGGGATGTCCTCTGGGTGTTGACGGACTTGGGAGCTCCGCCGGCCGACCCGCCGTCTCCAAAAAGCATCCTGCTTACGAAGAAGTCGAAATCACCGCCGATTCGGTTCGCCAAGGACAGCGCAAGAGCCTCCCTGCCCGTCCTCAATATCGTGTTCCTGAACTCAACGACCTCCACAAGACCACGCCTTTCGACGATCATCTGGATGTCACCCCTGCAACCCATGGCATCTCTCATCGCTGCTCTCCGTCTCTATACTCAACAGTGAATTCTATCTGCTCGTCCTGCGACGCCGTGTCGAAGGGCTGTCCTTGGTTGGCCGAGTTCAGTCTGGAGGATAGCAGGCTCATCCCGCCGGCAGCCTGCGTACTCTTTATCAGTGCCTTCCCCGACCTGTCTACGAAATCAAAGTCAAACGAAGGCGCTTGGGGAGCCGCCCTCTCGCGCAACGAAAGACCCTGCTTCAAGAACCTGTAAACGGTGAACTCCACCTCTTTGCCCTCCTTGGTGTAAGAGTCCAGACGCCCACCAAGGAGCGCTCTGGAACCCTCTACTCGCGAAATAGTGTAGTAGTCCGAACCTATAAATATGAGGTAGTTTTCGCGAACAAAGTTGGACGTGGCCCCGTCTGGGTCGGAGGAAGACCCGTTAGAAACCGGAAGTTCGGACTCTAGATCCGCATCCGAATCCAGCACTAGACCGTCGTAACCAACCTGACCCACCTTGGACTCGATTGCCCGCCTGTAGACCTTGGCCGAAACGCCGCCGGATCCGCCGCCATCGTATTCCTCGATATAGAAACCGTCAGTGCCGGCCTTGTAGGATCGAACCTTGTGCCTAGATATGGATGACCCCCAGTCCATGTACAGGTAGTCGCCCACGCGCACCAGAGAACGCACCCCGCCAGAAACGGCCGATACGACCTCGACCAGACCCATATTCTGCACGGCTTTTGCGCCCCCCAAGCCATCGGCCATCTGCGTTGGCCCCGCCCAAACCTCCCAGCCCGCAACGTCGGGCACGACCGAGAGCCACTCGAGAAGCAAAGTGCCGTCTGGAAGCAGGTCTAGTATTTTGTACTCAGACGCCTCAAAGCGAAGAGTCCATGCTGTGCCTGACTGGACGCCGTCGTCGATGTCTTTCTGGGAAACTATGCCCATGAGATAGAAATCGGCGTCTTCGTCGGAGAATATTATCCGGTTCGACTGCGTTATGTTCACTGTGATGTCGGCCAACCTGTTTGATATGCGATACTCAAAAAGCGGCCCGACCACGGAAGGGTCGACATCGCCGTATATCTCCGCGGCCGAAGGGTCTACCGACGATATCGTGTGGTACCTGGTTGACGCCCCCAATATCTCCAATAGATTTCCGCTCTCGAACGGATCATCATCGGGCGATCCTGTGTCGATGTTGTATTGTCCGAAGCCTTGGGAAAGCCCGGCCTGCCTTGGGTCGTTCAAATCTGATTCGGAACTAAGGGAGGAAGGGAAAAGGCACACGCGGCTGTTCTTCAGGACTCCGCCCCAAGTCGAACCCCCTCCCGGGGCCTCGACCGCTTCGAAACTGGAGAGTATGTCCCTCTTCACATCCTCTATCTGTCTTGCATCCACATCCCTGTTGAATATGTGCTGGGCCTCGCCGGAGATAACGGTCTCCGAACCCGACACGGTGACCAAGGTCTCTATGCGCTCATCGACCGGACCCAAGAACTCCGTCCTCGAGCCGCTGATGTTGTATGTGTGAACCATCGAATGGAATGGCATGTACTCCTCGGCAATCTGCATCGCCTCCGTGAAGCCGGAGTCCGACAGTCCCTCGATCTCCAAGTCGATGTTGAAAACGCTCGCCTGGCAACCTCCGCAAGAGTCCACGAAGTTTTTGTCTATGTCGCACGGGTCCAGACTTTCCCTCTTCGACCCGTTGTACTCGTCCATGTTGTAGGCGTTCTCGCTGTAGGGGAACTCGGTTCTAACACGCCCCCAGATCACAGGATCAGCCAGAGGGTGCCTAACCGGAATGATAACCCCGAACATCGGGTCGTCTTCCTCTATGACGCGAACGTTCCAGTTCTTGGGAGGGTACTCCTGATCTCGCTCGTCGCGATTGTCCATGAGCGGGAGGGTTCGTATGTAGTCCTCAAGGGCCTGCCTCGTTGAGGGGATTTCGTTTGTCTTGTACAGGATCCTTACCGAGTCCCCCTTCGATATTTCACCCGTCCAAACGAGGCTGGACCCGTCGAAAACGGCAAGCGATTCGTGGGACGCCGTCACATCCTCCCACTGGCCATCGGTCGGACGGTACCACAACTCGAAATTGGAGTCCACGGGAAGACGCATAGTCTTTGAAAGCTGGAAAGATGCGGAGTCGTCATACACGAAGCTCTCTTGATGCGTGTATGACGAGACCACCTGCCACAGCCTCGAAAGTCTCAGCAGCTTCATTCCCGCGTCCCCATACGCCTCCTTCAAGCCAACTATCGTTCCCTTCCTCTTGAAGTTCGATATCGCCTTCTTTATCTGCCTGCGCCACAGCGTAGAGTCTGAAGACTTCAGCTTCAGGGCGAACATGTTCGAAAGCAGGGGCAGAAGTTGTTCGTGCGTGGCGTTCGAGTCCAATAGGTCTATTATCTGGTTGGCTAGGTTCTCTATCATCGTGAAGCCAGCCGCCACGGACTCGTTGAGTCCCTTGAGGACAAGCGGACTCAAGTCACTATCTGACACATAACTCTTGAACATCTCTGGCGTGTACCTGTTCATCAGCATGTCGTACTTCTTGGGATCCGTCCTGTGGGTGGGTATGCTAGAGGTCAGACCGACGCCCCCTCCCAGAGAGAAATACATGTGGGCAGACATGGTCTCGCCAGACAGAGTGGGTCTCCACGACCAACAAACGAAGTAGTCGCCTTCGCGACACCCGTGCGGATCCCACACGAGTTCGAACTTGCCATTCATTGGCTCGTCGCCCTCGTATACTTGCGCGAGTATGTTGTCCCCCGCGGTTTTATCCCGAACTTCAGCGGGAACCATGTCTGGATTCAACCATGCCGGGAACAACTCGCCGGTTTCCGAGTCTGAATTGCCGCCGAAAACCTTAACTGCGACGGCGTTTTTGTAGTAGAAGTCGCTCTTTGACGCAGATTCCGACTTCATCCTCTTCAACTCGGAGACCAGCGTCTCTGAATACGCATCGGGCGAGGCCGGAGACCCATTGTCGGAGAACTTGACGAAAATGAGCGGAGTCGTGCCGACGACGACCATGCGTCCAGACTCCAGATACCATCCGCTCCCGATGTTCGCGATGCCCTCTTCCACGAAAACATAAGATTTCGACAAGAAGGATTTGGCGTCTTCCGACCGAGCCCACCCGGAGGCAGACGCCAGATATATTCCATTCTGCGATGCGTTGGCCTGGTCCTTGACCAACACCCTGTCTCCTTCCGCCAGCGCTATTCCGTCAACCGTCTGGAGCCCGTAGAGCGTCACATCTCCCGTAGTGGCGGCGGCCACAGAGTCCTTCTTCCTGGAGCAGACCGCGTCCCGAGCCTCTTCGTACTTACTCTTGATCCTTTCGTCTTCGACGACCATCTCGTAGGGTGTGGCGGTGACGTCCGAGAACTCCCTTGAGACGAAGTACACGGTCACTGAATCTATCCGGTAGGGCGTGATCAGACAGTCTCTTCCATCCTTTGTTTCAAGGAGGAACCTGACTTGCTCCTCAACCGATATGTCCCTGTCAACCCCTACGGTCTTCAAAATGGCTCCTCACTGGTACATGAATGATATTTCCACCCGGCTTGGGCGAACAATCTCGAAAAACCTTGCGGTCACAAGGCCGCCAGAGTTACCCTCGTCGTCGGTCGTGAAAACTATGTCGAATCCCTCTGCTTGCTTGATCGCGGCAAGGGTCTTCACGAGGTCTCCCTCTCTCAACTCCCTGCCGTACTCCCAGTTGGGAAGGGCGAAGAATTCATCGACCTTGTTCTCTATGTCCGTCCTTATCTCCTGCTCGAACTTCTTGTTTATTCTGGAGAGCTTGACCTCTATGGAGACATCGGCTTCCAGCACCACCCCGTCCTTGAGGCAAACATAGTCCGTGACCATCTTCTTGAGTTCCAGCATGTCCGACAGTTCCATCTTGAGATTGTCGCTGGCTCGGGCCAGGCCGGAAGACCCTTCCCGAGCCAGTATGTATATGTCGACCACATTGCCTGCGCATCCGTGGTTGCGTAGTACGGCCGTGCTCTTGCCGATCTGGCCGTTGAACGGGGTGACGAATTGGTCGGTCAGGGTCTTGTAATCGAGGCCGGTCACCGCCCTGTCCTGTGTGCGAAGGTAGAGGGGCAGTTTTCTCCTTATGTCCTCTACAGTGTCCCCGTTGTAGCCGTTCTCTCCGCGGGTGTAGTTGCGAAGGGTTACGGGTATGCCGCCGGTTATTCCGAACACCCTTGCCTGAATCTGCGTCTCCACGTACCCGGTGACTATGTTGCCTACGACGCCGCCGCCTTGACGCCCTTCAACCTGTATCTGGGCTCCGGTCGGAGGGCTGAGTCCGGCCTTGTTGTTGCCGAACATGATGTATGCCCTGTAGGAGGAGTCAAACTCGACTCTATACTCTCTTCTGGGCTGGGAGTCGCTGAAGTAGTCGACCCTATCCCACAGAACCCCGTCTATCCTGACGTTTATTGAATCGTAGATGACGGAATCCTTGGTTGTCGGGTAGCTCTGGAGCGTCTGGCCCGTGCCCGTGTAGTTGTCGACGAAGGTCTTCCCCTCCACGCCCACCACGGAGGTGTTGGAGAACGAGCCAGCCGGTATGACTATGTTTTGGCCGAACAGCGGCTTGCCGCGGGAGTCGGCGGCGAATAGCTCTATGGTCAGTAGCCCGTCCTCCGTGGCCGTCTCGATGGCTATCGGCGTGTTCAACTCGATGTCTGAATCAAGCACGGAGTTCAGCGTTGCCGTCCACATGGATGTGGATGGGATGGGCGGCGTGGGGTTGAAGCCCACAAGACGGCACAGCCTGAAGGCGTTGTCCGGCTCCGTGACCGTGTCCACGAAAAGCTCGTTCACCATCTGGTCCATCTTGAATGAGAGCATGTCGCCGATGAACGCCCAGTTCTCCATCAGCATGATCGCTATGGAGCCCTCGACGAGGTCGTTGAATGTGTTGGGAAGCACGCTCCCCTGGTCTCCGAAGCGCTCCCTGATGAACTCCACCAGCCTGGTCTTGAGCGACCAGAAGTCCTGGTTCGTGTAGTTGAGGCTCAGGATCTTGTCGATCTTAACAGGGTTCGACCTGGCGAATGGCGTCACTTCAAACGGGCAATTATCTGGCATCGTCAACCTCCAAGGGGTATTTCCAACTTGAGTTCTTGGACGCTACGAATGTCGTTGAAGTCCGTGAACATTATCCTGATCATCAGCACATGGCCCGTACTATCGCCGCTCTCCAAGGGGCTTAGGGAGTCCCTCATGTCGGACGATGAGTTCGTCACGTCTATGGCGGTCACGGCAATCCGAGGCTCCCAAGTCCTGATGGAATTGGCTATCGCCTCCCTGACTCTCTCGACAATAACAGAGTCGTTTTGCTCGAAAAAGAACTGTTTGAGTGGGGTTCCGAAGGTGGGGAGCATGACCCGCTCGCCCGGCTCCGTAAGAAGCAGGCACAGAAGGTCTGATTTAACCTGGTTGGCCCCCCTTTGGGTTCTCAAAAGCCCGCGCGGATGCTTTGTTATCGGATACGGCGCTCCTCTGAAGTCCATGATCAGGCCTCTCCCGGATAAGAAGGTGAAGTGTTGCCCTTGCCAGGGGGCGGACAGTTCGGGGTTCCGCAGCTGGCGGTCGGGGAAAGGTCGAACTGCGTTACGCATCTTGCCTCCAATGATGCCGAGGCGAACACCCTGTCGCTGGCCACCAGCTTGGCCGCGCCTGTCTTGGGATCGCTGATCAGCGTCACCACGCTCCCCAAGCACGGCCCGCACTCTTGGGTTTCAGAATCAGGCGGTGGCGGACAATCCTTGCCCGCCATCAAAAGTATGATCCTGTCGGCCATGAAAGCCGATATCTCTGCCTTGTTGAAGTAGAAGTTGCAAGTCCAGTGTATTGAATGCTTGGAGACCGCCGTAAACCAGTTCCTCGGGCCGAGGCACCCTCCCTTGCAGAAGTCGTCCTTCGGCGTAGTGGCGCCAGTGCCGACGATCGTCATGTGGTCGCCCTCCGTCATGCATACGTAGTCGCCTCCTGCTCGAACCCATATGTAGCCGCAGTAGTCGCTCTCCTGCATGCGAATGAAGTGGGGGCCACAGCAAGCGTCCTTCTGCGGAGCGGTGATCTGGATGTACTGCTTCTGCGTGTCCTCCTGGTGGTTGTCGTCGGCCATCATCATCTCTAGTCCGTAGCCGGTTCGTATCCTCACGAAGGCGTTGGTGGCTTTGCTAGAAGGGGCCATGCCCTCACGGCGGTTCAGATTGCAGTGATCGTTGTTCTCGTCGATCATCTGTATTATGTGGTTCGAAGTGCTGTGCAGTTCGATGCCCCTTCGGGGGCCGGCCAGGCAAGAGTTGGACTCGGTGTCGTCGTTGAGCTCGATCCTGTTGCCCGTGGCCGTAAGAAGGCGTATGAAGTTCTCCGAATTTCTTCCCTTGGGAATGCCGTCGGGTTCGACGTCGCTCATCATGATCTGGTGGCCATGGGCCGACTTCCAAACGGTCCTTCCCTTGAACACCTCGTCGCAACCGTAGTCGAACGGCATGACGCCGTTCTCCCAATTGTTCTTGCCCTTGGGCTCGCTGACCGAATCATCCATCCAGAAGGTGTGGCCACTGAGCGAGGTCATCTGTATCCCGGCCTGCGGGAGGGTGGTCTTGTCCACCCTGTTGTTCTGCGGGTTGCCAGGCCCAGAGTAAGGCCTGCACTCACTTCTGTGCTTGAAGTATGGGTTCGCGCACTGCCCCTCGGAACTCCCGCTTTCACTGCTCGGCGGCGGGGCAGAACCGCTCCCGATCATCATCACAGTCGGCGCGATCGGCGAGTTGTCCCCCTGTGCGTCCACGGGACAGTTTTCGACCTTCTCTATGGGCTCGTCGCCCTCGTTGCACTTCGAGACATCCCCGGTTCCGCAACCGCAATCTGGGTGGGCCCACTGGGCGGCGGGGTGTACGCGGTCGTCCTTGAATATCAGGTGATTGCCCTGGGCCGACTTGATCTCCAGCCTCTGCCAACGGAAGTTACACTTGTAATTCCCATCGACCATCTTGATCATGTGCTTCTGTGGCGTCTTCCATCCGTATATGTTCGGATACGTGATCTTGTTCTTGGCCTCTGGGTCGTTCTCAAAGTCGTTTACGGAGTCGATGTCCAGTCCGTTGTAGTTCTCCGTGTTCCACGGGGGGAAGACCTGACTCTCGTCCTTGCCGACGAGATATCCTCCCCTGTGGCCCCTGTGTATCTTCTCGTACTCCGGGATCGGGTACCCCCAGCCCTCGGCCCTGTCCCTGTCCCATGTGGTCCCCAGGTAGTAAGGCCACTGCCTGTTGCCGGCCTCGAATATGAGACACAACTTCGATCCCGCCGGTGGCACCCAGGTGCAACCGCAGTCATCGAAGCCACCCTGATTCGAGATGGGCCAAGCCCATGGCAGAGACTTCACCTCCGAATTCGGCGAATGCTGGAGGGGGCTGAAGTACCTGACCCTGCCCTGCTTGTAGATGTCTATGGTGTCAATGCATATGGCCGTATGCATTCCGTAGATCGTGTCCTCCTGCGCAGGCGTGTGCCAGTTTGTGCTGATCTCGCTCTGGACCAGGCTCTTCACCCCGTATCCCATCTCGGAGAATCTCTCCTCCATCTGGGCGAGCCTCTGCTCCACGACCTGAACTGTTTCAGGCAGAGAAAGATTTGCGCTTCTTGTTATGTTCTGTGCCATTTTTTACTCACAATGATTCTCTACATTAGGTCCTCCGCCACCATTTCCGCCAAGAGGCTCGCCCGCAGATATCTGCACATCGCCCGCGAGGACCGCTTCTATTGTGGTAGTGTAGCTTCCCGTGGTGATTGAGTGATTTATACTCTTGGCCATCCAAAGTCTGTTCGTGAACAGCTCGTTGCACACAGGGTAGGCAAGCCAATCCCCGCACTTTCCAGATCCCCTTATGTGGTAAGGATTTATCACAACTATGGAAAGGTAACGATTGGCTCCCCAGTTTAGAAATCTAGCGTCTGGATTCCCCAGTATCTTCAGTTGGGCTGACACCCCGGGGTTCTGCACGGCGGTCACAAGAGAGGCCTTGTGGTGGGCTATCTCGGACTTGAAGGCCTGTTCGTTGGCGGTTTTAGTTCCATAGCTTTCCAGCGCCTGCTGCGTGATTGTGGCCTGAAGCTGCGTGCCGGCGTCTGCTCCTTGGGAATTCTGGTTGTAACACCTTCTATCTTCGGCATGTTGATTGGTGGATTTGTTCGGCCCAGATGTGCCTCCGCCCGCGGCCATGCTGCTGATTGCGTTTATCACATTCATCGTGGGCGTGAATTCTATGACGCTACTGCATTTTCCGCCATTAACTATGAATGTCCCCAACGGTCCCCATTCGCTGTTGGCGTTCTTCCCGGAGCAAACTCTGGACTCGTCGGGTCCGGGAGACGGATCCTTCATTATGATGAGTTCGTCCGGCTTCTGCGGGTTGAAGTAGATGACGACGCCCTTGTCGCACTTCCCGTCCTTTATTCTGAAAGAGGACAGCCAATGAGTTATGATCGATATTCTATTCAGATTGTCCGACTGCCAGACGGCCTTTATCTCGCCGTTAGGAACCCAGTTGAATTTGACGTCCTTTAACTTCCCGTCAGGGGTGAGTTCTACATACCTGACATTGAAGGTGGGCTCTTGAGAACAAAGATTGTTTATTGCGTCTTCTATTTTTACAAACTTGGAGTCGTCACCTATTGTTTTTCTCTGCCTTGAAACTTCTGTCTCTTTGTCTAAAGCCGTTCCTTCAATTGTGTACTTTATCTTTCCTTCGCTGTAGCTCACATCTAGTTGGTTTATGAGCAGCTGAAATGTTTTTGACGGCAGCACATGGCTAGACTTTGCGCCCCCGCTGCAAGTTGTCAAAATCCAGCCGAACTGAAATTCGCAAATGGCTCCCTTCCCGATATTGAGCTTGATGCACTTCCTGACGGCGTTGGCGACCGCCTGAAGCGTTCCGCCCTTTTCGTCGACTATCTCGCATTTCATGGACGGGGTGTCGGTCCAGCCCACCTCTAGGGACTTGATGCAGGCTGCGTTGGGGTCGCCTTCGTAAGATTCGTTCCCAACGGTTATCTTGTCGGTTCCGACACCCAGCGTGATCCAACACCACGGGGCGAAACTTTCGGCCTGCTGCCCGCCGGGGCCGGGAAGGTCGGGGGTGCCGCAGAGATAATTCGAGATGCAACCCGCCAGGCAATTGGTTTCAGCCATAGATGTTCTCCGGAAGAACTATCGTGGTGCCCGCCTTGAATTCTGTGACGTCCTTCATGCTGTTGGCCTCCATGATCTTCCACCAGAAATCAGGAGCTCCGTACTTGTCGAAGGACATGAGGTCTGGACGATATTCCATGCCGGGCGTTATGACTGCAACCTGATCGCGGGCAGAAGACTCGTACTTCTTTCTCTTGTAGGTCTCAAAAGTTATTATCCTGTTGTCTGAATAGTAAACCACTTTGCTTTCGGAATACCTGCTCAGCCTCGTAACGAACTCTGCCGGAGTAATGTCTGTGTACTCTATTCTATTCGCCATCGTCATCTCCCCGAAGTGAAAATTCTCTCTTGCCCAGGAAGGTCGGCGCTCGTGTACACCACATCCCACTGGGTGTCTATGTCGAACTTATACGGGGCGTACGAAGACTCGTCCCACGCTATCTCCGTGGGGAACTTCACGGTGTAGCTCTTGAGTATCACGCACAACTCCTCCCCCTCGGTGAGAAGCCTGCCGCACTTCATCCTGCACACAGGTGGCGGGACGAACGGAGCCCCGTTGTGTCCCTTTCTGGGGTAGACCGCGCTCTGTATGGCCCGCATGGCGGACAGGTTGTAGTCCACGTCCTCCGCGCTGGACACAACCATGTGTATGGTCAGGGATATCGTGCGATTGTCGGACTGCGAGTACGTCTTGAGAGGAGACGCCCTTCCGATCACGGACTCGTCGTTGTAGCTCGCCGTCTTAGAGTCGCTTATGTCGGGCAGCACCTTGAACTCCAGATTGAATTCTTCGCCCTCGTTCGGTATGGTCACATAGCAGTCTTTGATGGGCACTAGGGCCCCACCCATCCTCGTTGCAGCTGGCATATTACACCTCTCCGTTGTTCACAAAGCCCCTGTTGGCCAGGCCGCCGACCTTGCCGTACTTCATCTTCCCGAACCTGACCGCGTGCAGAGGCCTCCTAGGGTCCTTCGTGTGTCCCGGGGCCGCCTCGCCAGCGGACCCTACGACCGAACCCTTCGGCCTCATCAATGAAACTAGCTCGTTTATTCCCTGTCTTATCTGTTCAAGTTCCTCCACCTGCTTGTAGGCGGTCTCCTCCATACGGGTCAACTCGTCGCTCTGGAGCTTGGATCCCCCGGATCCCGCTCTTTCTCGCAGTATGGAGCCGGTTATGTCACGAAGATGAACGGGTTCCACGTCCGCCGTGGGGGCAGATGATGTCATCCCCTCCGCAGTGGCGACGGCATTCATGCCCTGCATCTTCTCGAGTCCATCTGCCGCCTTGTGTATCGCGTCCGCCGTGGCGATGAACTGCGGCGTCCCAACCTCCGAAAGTTTCTTGAACCCCTCTATCACGCCGTCGCTGCCCGCGAACCATTCCGACCAGCCGCCTCCCTTGTTGGCCGCGAAGTTCTGGAAGGCAGTTCCGAGCATGCCTATCGCGTCCGCGGCCATCTTCAGGTTCGGACCCATCGCCGCAAGTCCCATGATTTGCGTGAAAACTCCGTCGCCTCCGAAGTATCCGATCCAGCTTGCCACGGCACCTCCGGTCGCGAATGCAATCATGGCGGCGCCCAGAGACGCTATCCCCAACCCCACGGCCCCAAGTGCCAAGGCCTTGGACATGCTTACTTCCTTCAATATCATTCCTATACTCTCGCCGGCGGCCTTCAGAAGAGAGCCCGCCCCTTCGAAGGCGGACTTGATCACGTTTCCGAAAGCCGCTATGGCAGGCGCAAGGAGATTTATGGCGTAAGCCAGAGGGATCATCACCACGTTCAGGGCCCCGAGCAACGCGACTCCGAGCCATGTGTACGGGTTCGCCGCTGCCTTGCCGAACACCGACAGCCCCTTGCTCAACGCCTTTAGCCCGCTCTGCACGAGAGGCCCGACCATCCCAAGCAATGCAAACATGGGTATTGCGGGGATTAGTCCCAGAGAGGCCACTCCCACGGCCAGCATCGCCAGAGCACCCGCAAAGACCTTCCCAGTACCCAAGGAAGACACGCCTTTCCCCAGCCCCTGTAGAGATGTCTTCAGGCGTTCGCCGTCCAGTTTCTCGAGCATTCGGGCCCCGTATGAGCCTGGAACCATCGCGGTGAGGCCTATAGACGATGGGATTAAGTTCAAGGCCCCAGCGAGAACTTTGGTGCCCGAGAACTCCTTGATCCCCTCGGCTATGTTCTTCATCTTTTCTTTGAATGTCTCCATGCTCCCAGGAGCCTTGGCGTCCGCTTTCGATGCCGACTCCACCGTGGATCCAGCGTCCTTCCCGAACAGCTTCTCCTTGCCCTTGCCGTACAAGTCCGCAGCCTTGCCCTTGGCCTTGTCCAAGAGACCCGGCCTTGGCGGGCCCATCTCGCCCTCGGCCATCTTCTGGCCGAACAGCTTCTCCTTGCCCTTGCCGTACAAGTCCATCGCCTTGCCCTTCGCCTTGTCTAGCAAGCCGGGCTTGGGCGGGCCCATCTCGCCCTCTGCCATCTTCTGGCTGAGCAGTTTCTCCTTGCCCTTGTTGTACATGTCCATCGCCCTGATTTTCGCCACATCCAGGATCTTGGGCTTGGGCGGGCCCATCTCGCCCTCTGCCATCTTCTGGCCGAACAACTTCTCCTTGCCCTTGTTGTACAGGCTCGTCACCATGTTCTTTGCACCAGTCAGAAGGCCGGGCTTGGGCGGGCCCATCTCGCCC